GTATGATGATAATAGAAGAAAGTATAGAACTTGGCACACACCTATAAAGAATAATTATTTTTATATGTTTCCTTCTACTCAAAGATATTTTATTACAGAAAATAAATCTAAACAAATGAATGTATTATTAACTATAAATTATGAATTTATCTAATTATTACTATTATTTTCAATCAGCTATACCACCTAGAATATGTGATTTGATTGTGCAATATGGTAAAGCAGAAAAACAAAGAGAGCAACAGGCAATTACAGGTGGTCATGGTAGAGATAGAGATTTAGAAAAAAATCCATTAACAGACAATGAGATAAATGATATTAAGAAAGTAAGAAATTCTAATATTGTTTGGATGAATGATCGATGGATTTATAAAGAAATACAACCTTATATACATGAAGCAAATGAAAAAGCGGGTTGGAACTTTGAATGGGATTGGTCAGAATCTTGTCAATTTACTAAATATAAATTAAATCAATATTATGATTGGCACTGTGATTCATGGGATAAACCATATATAAGAGAAAATACATCAGCACCTGATCATGGTAAAATAAGAAAACTATCTGTAACAGTTTCATTAAGTAACCCAGAAGATTATAAAGGTGGTGAGTTAGAATTTGATTTAAGAGATCAAGGTCCTGAGAAAAAACCAAATATACATGTTTGTAAACAAATTTTACCAAAAGGATCTTTAGTAGTATTCCCCTCGTTTGTTTGGCATAGAGTCAAACCAGTAACATCAGGCACACGATATTCATTAGTAATATGGAACTTAGGGAGGCCATTTAAATAATATGATACAAGGGGGAAGTAGCACAGCTCAAAAACCAAAAGGGCATGTAGATTTTAAATCTGCATTTTATTTTCAAACACCAGTATGGGTAGCAGAAGCACCCATGTTTTTGAAAGATACAATTAAATTAACAGATAAATATATTAAGAAAGCTAAAAAAAATTTAAAAGATAAATTAAAAAATGAACCTAAATGGAAAAAAGATATAGGAACATTTGGTTTATCTTATCATAGTGAAAGTTTTTCTAATGATCCAAAAGCAAAAGACTTAGTTCAATTTATAGGACAAAGATCATATGAATTTTTAGATTGGTCAGGTTTTAATTTAAAAGATCATAGTTTACATTTTACAGAATTTTGGGTACAAGAATTTAGTGAAAAAGGTGGTGGTCATCATTCAACTCATGCTCATTGGAATCAACATGTATCTGGATTTTATTTTTTAAAATGTAGTGAAAAAACATCTTTTCCTATATTTCATGATCCAAGACCTGGTTCAATAATGACAAAGTTACCATTAAAAAATCAAGAGCAAATATCAATGGGAACTAGCCAAGTTCATTATAAACCTAAACCAGGAACAATGATTATTTTTCCAGGTTATGTACCTCATGAATATGCAGTAGATGCAGGCATAGAACCATTTAGATTTATACATTGGAATATTAAAGCTGTTGAAACGTCAATATCAAAAGAAAGGAGTCTTAAAAATGAGCTTCCAAAAAAATAAATATTGCGTTATCAAAGAAGCTGTTCCAAAACAAATAGCAGAATTTGTTTATAATTATTTTTTAATGAAAAGACAAGTTGCAAGAACTCTTTTTGATGAAAGATATATATCACAATTTACTACAGAATTTGGTGTATGGAATGATGAGCAAGTACCTAATACATATTCTCATTATGCAGATATAGCAATGGAAACTTTATTAATTAGAACTTTACCAGTAATGGAAAAGTATACTAAATTAAAATTAAATCCAACATATTCTTATGCTAGAATTTATAAGGCAGGAGATATACTTCATAGACATAAAGACAGATTTAGTTGTGAGATATCTACTACTTTAAATCTTGGAGGAGATCCTTGGCCAATACATTTAGAACCAAAAAAAAATGTTGGTATACCTGATGGTAAAAAAATAACTACATCTAGTAATAACAAAGGTATATCTATTATTTTAAAACCTGGAGATATGTTAGTATATAGAGGAATGGAATTAGAACATTGGAGAGAAGAATTTCAAGGAGATAATTGTGCTCAAGTATTCTTACATTACAATAATCAAAAATCAAAAGATGCATATAAAAACGTCTATGATAGAAGGAAACATTTAGGATTACCAGCTTGGTTTAAAAAATAAAATAATATGGCAAAACGCAAATCCCTCATTGGCGTTAGTAATTTTGTAAAACAAACAAAGAAAAGACGACCAGGAAGACACTCAAAAAAATATAATAAAAGAATACCTAGAAGAAAAAAAAATAGAGGACAAGGAAAATAATAATGGCAACAGCATTACAACCAGGTGCATTGACACCTTCACAAACACAACAAACTAGCAGTAAAAAAGCTGTAAGTTTAATAGATAGTTTATTAAATCAGCCAACATTAGCTCAAGGCACATCTATAACACCAACGTTGCAAAATGTTCAATCTAATGAACTAATGGCAACTCCAGGTGTAACAGGAACAGTAGCTGCTCAAGCTGCACAAGCTACAGCACCAACTGCTACTGCTGCTACGGGTGCTACAGGGCAAACTGTTGCAACAGCAACACCACAAGCGGCAGCTCAATTTAATGCTGCTACAATAGGAACAGCACCTACAATGACAGCTGCACAAGGAACTGTATCAGCTCCTATGACTGCAGCAACTCAATCATTAGCTAACATAGATCCAAGAGCAACTGTTCAAGGACAATTAGAAAATATATCTTCAGATATTCAAACATCTTTACAACAAGGCACACCTTTACCTGCATTTGCTAGAGGAGCTGCTGAAGCTGCAAAAGCTACAATGCAATCTAGAGGATTAGGTTCTTCTACAATGTTAGCTGAAGCAATGGCAGAAGGTATATTAAGATCATCTATACCTATAGCACAAGCTGACGCAGAAGTTTATAAACAAACAATATTTCAAAATTTAGCTAATAACCAACAGGCTGCTGTTATAAATGCACAGGCATATCTACAAATGGATATGGCTAATTTATCTAATAATCAGCAAGCTAATTTACAAAATTTACAAGCTCAACAACAAACATTATTAACTGATAATGCTGCTAGAAATGCTGCATTACAATTTAATGCTACAAGTCAGAATCAAGTAAATCAATACTATGATTCTTTAAATACAAATATTCAACAACAGAATGCACAGAGAGCTGCAGCTATTTCTCAGTTTAATACTGCAGAAGAAAATAAAGTTGCTGCATTAAATGCTAAAAATGCAACAGCAATAGCTGATGCAAATGCTCAGAGACAATCAGCTATCAATCAATTTAACTCTACATTATCAGATCAAAGACAAAGATTTAATGTGGAGAATCAAAGAATAATTGATCAATCAAATACTGTTTGGAGAAGACAATTAAATACATCTAACACACAAGCTGTAAATGCTGCAAATGAAACTAATGCACAAAATTTATTAAACCTATCTAACTTTGCTTTATCATCTTTATGGCAACAATGGAGAGATGAGGCATCATGGGTTAATCAATCATCAGAGAATGAAGCTAATAGAAATCATAACTTAGCTGTTGCTGCATTAGAAAGAACAACTGCTTTTGATTTACAAAACAGTGCACAGACATCAGCATTGTATGCTATGTTAGGTTCTTTTGGAATGAATATTTTTTCTAAATATGTAACTAAAAAATAGGAGATTAAATGGCAAGTAAAAGTAATTTATCAAAAGTTTTTGAAAATGCAACTAGAAATCTTTCCGATACAATAAGATTTAACTGGGGTATAGGTTATATGGAAGAACAAATGCCTGAAAAAACTAAAAATCCTGAATTACCTTCAAATAAACCAGGTGCAAAGGAAATAAAAAAGAAAACTAAATTAGAAAAATTAAAAGAAGCAATAGGTGAAGCGGCAGGTGAGCCAGGATCATTATATAATGCATATAAAGATCAATATGATATGGCTATGAAAGCTGGTCAAGTTAGTTTTGCAGGATCTAAATTTAGGCTAGGTGTTGCATCACCAAAAATGGCAGGTGATTCTACATTTACTCAAATTAAAGAAGCAAAAGCATCTGACTATAGAGCTAAGCATAAAGAAAGAATGAAAAAATTTTTAATAGAAAGAGCATACACAGCAAAGGCATAATATATGAAACTTACATCAGATAATACAGCACAACCAGAATTTGACCCATTTAGTGCACCAATTCCAGGTCAATCATTAACAGATGAACCAGGTAATTATCCTTGGGAACATCCACCAAAAAATACAGATCCTGAAACAATAGTTAATGATTTATTTATGAGAATGACACAACCTGAAGCATTACAAGAAATACTTGTTATGTTAGATGCAGGTGTTCCTGTTGAAGCTATAGTAAGAGTTATGGTATTTACAGGATTTGCAGAAGGTGAATTTAATCCTGATGTAGGATTTATTATCATTGAACCATTAATGGAAGCAGTTGCTACTATAGGCTTAAGAGCAGGTGTTAAAAATTTAAAGTTAAGTATATCAGATACTGGCAATAAAGATTTTAGAAAAACAATGGCTGAATTAAAATTAGCTAATGAACAAAAAGAAATGCCTATGCCTGCTAAAAAAATAGAAAATAAAAAACCTCAAGGCTTATTGGCAAAACCAGAGGAGACTGAATAATGGCTAATGGATTTTTAACACCATTTTTAACAGGTGCATTAGGAGAATATACTAGACAAGAAGCAAAAAATGATGAAATTATTGGAAACATAATTGATAATGTTTCTAATCAAGTATTAAATAAAGAAATACCAGCTGAACAAGCATTACTAAAAGATGCATTAAAATATAAAAATGAATACGAAGCAAACTATGGACCTGAGGTAGCAGGAGTTTTAGATGCTGCTGGAGTATTTAATAATCCAACAGATGCTGGAGTAGAAAATGCATTAAGAAGATTTTTTGGTACTGCTGAATATAATTTAGATGCTTTTAAAACTAAAGTAGTAAAATATAAAGAAGATAAACCTGATAACTTTGATAAGATCATAGGTGCTAGCTTTACAGAACAACAAGATATAGCGTTGACAAATAAAAAAGATTTTGTTAAAAATAATTTTAGTAACACACCTAATATAAGAGATCTAATAGTATCACCTGATAAAAAAGAAATGACGGGTGTTGCAGGATTAATGTTTGGTGATAGAGTAGATAAAAAAGAAGTTCCAGCTGCAACTTTAAGATTGTATGAAGCAACACAACCTGATACAAGCCAAGTTGTTAGCCCATTAGCTATTAAATCTGAGTTAGGTATAGAGGTTCCTAAAGAAGTAGAGCCATTCATGACTACTAAATTATTTACT